TTATATTCTCAGCCGTTGCACCTAACGCTGTGTCGCCTGGAACCCTCAGTTGTTGACCTCCAACTAGGAAAGGTTCGTCAACATAACGCTCCTGACCATCTGCTGCGACCTGCGAAGGGCTGATTACATTATCTATAATAGTTCTCCATGTTTTTACAGGTCTAACCTGAGCCTCACCTGATGGTGTTAGTAAGTAAGTTAGAGCTAATACATGTAAGAGTTTAGACTCTTCTGCGGGACCCTGTGTCTCTGTAACAGCTATCGTATCCACCCTATCGTTAATATCTCCGAAAAACTTTTTACGTGCCTCTTTAGCTGCGTCGGCCCTACTCGTATCTTCTATCGACATACGTATAGTCTGAGTATCTAATATCTTATTTATATCTTTAGTTGTGGTGTTTAGAATATGTGTGGCTTGTTGTTCGCTGTGTGAATTAGAATACCCTACAAAGTCACTGTTAGCTTTATTTAAAGCGGTTAAGAACAATAATGCCGCCGCTATAGATGATGAGTCCTCCTCGTCTTGAGGTAACTGTTCAAATACTTGTTTTAACTCTAGGTCGAATCTCCCGCTTTTGAATCTATCGGTGACAACGGGTCTAAACGCTTTATTTACTGCACGGTAATGTTCACGAAGGAGTGAGACTATTTCGTCATGATATATAACCATATTAGGTGTACGCCCAGTAGCTTGCCATACAACTATCGTCTCCTCACCTATCTGACGCAATAATCTTTTTATCTTAGGTTTAAGGCGTTGCTCTAGCTTTATCTTTAACGCCAACTCTTCTTTGTAAGTTACCATTAAAACCCTTCTCTATCTGCTATCTCTTCAATTTCCTTATCGTTATAAAGCCTCTGACCTTTGTTATCCATCTGAGCTTTCAAAATAGTGACAAAGTTATTACGTGTCATCTTCATACGTTGATCGTCCGTATATGTGTCTGACTCCATATCCTCATCACCTTCAGGTTGCCTATTATCTTGGCCAACCTGACCTGTACCTATGTCAACCGGCTCAGGTGGATTAATTAACCTATCAATAGGTGTTAAGTTCTGAGGGACTAATAATGGTTCACCGTCACCGTTAGGTAAAGGTTCTGCGCCCATAGGTGCACGTATCTCATCTGTTGTGAACACACCTATCTCCTTCTTATTTTTAACCTCTTTAACCCTTCTTATCTGTAGTGCCGTTATATCATCTATGTATGGAACTATCTTCTCATCGTCAGCCATACCGAATCTTGGACCTAAGAATTTACCCACTTCTGCAAATAATCTTTTAGACAGAGGTATCACGCAATTATCATATAGCATTAGTGCCGAAATCTCCATAGTCGACTCAGCCATCTGGTCAGTTGTAACTAACGCAAGAGGTATTCTATATCTTTTGAAAACAGCTTGCTCGGTCTCACGAGTTAACCTACCGAAGTCCATATCTTTAGGGTTAAAGCTCATCTCCTTGAAACCCATACCTGATTCAAGTATTATCGACTTACCTGCGTTGTCTTCACCTGATTGATTTTGTTGTATCTGATTGCGTAATCTATCGAACTGCTCATCAGTCAAAGAATCTTCAACCGTAAATGCACCTGAAGCTCTAACGCCCGTGTGTATCACACTAAGGTTATGCCTCGCACTAGCTATGAACTGTTCTACTTGTAATCTCACTGCGCTTAATTTGCTTTTACCCCGATAACTCCTGCGAGTAGAAAACCCCTTTATTTGCCATATCTCCGCAGTTTTATCTTTATTATAAAACCTATACGTGCTGTCATCACGATAAAAGTATTCAACTATCTTATGATCTTCTCTTAGTGTAAACCTATCTATCATACCGAAAGAATCTATCCTAACGTCTACGTTCTCTGGTGACTTAACGAAAACTTCAGCAGGTTCTCTGTCCGGTCTACCTGTAGCAACTAAGAAAACTTCATTAGTTACAAGAAAAAAGTTACCTAAGTTCTCCAAGAAGTCAACTTGTACCATATCGTCGTTAGGTTGTTTTAAAAACTCTAGTAACGATGTCTTCTCCTTAGTTATTGAGCCTGTGGCGTCTTGAGTAGCTAAAGTTAGAGTCTTAAACTCATCGTTTATCATATCTACCGCAGTTGCTACAGGGGCTACCATATCATAGTAACTTAACGCCTTTCTAGCCGATATGATAGGTTCAAAAGGTGAGCCGCTGTTTAAAATATGAGAGAAGGTCTGTCTTGTTGACTGACTCTTAACCTCAAGAGGGGTTTTAGACTTATCTTCTAATTTTTTATTTTTTCTGGTGAACGAGAACATGTTATAAAACTCTTATGTTATATTGTTTCCTTGCCCGTATTAAAGGGTCCATACCGTATCTTATGGCATCCATAGCGTGATTGTTTTCATCTAGTATATCAGGAAGTATGTCACCTGTCATCTTACATATTTTATAAGAATACAGTCTTAACTCTCTGATAGTATTAACACATCTAGGATGAACCACTATTGAGTTTAAACCTCTAAGCCAAGCGACTCCGTCCTCGACCATATTTTTCCACTTAGGTACGCCTGTAATGTTGAAGCCCATATTCTTAACGTGACTTATGGTCTCAGGTCTTGAGCTATCCGCTCTAAGTGTATGTTTCCTTGTACCTTTTATCCTATCTAAAAAGCTACCTAATGTGTCTAACTCGACACCTATACTGTAAAGCTCGTCTTCAATATAGAGTGTGTCATGGTAAAACCACATCTTAACAACCGCTAACGGGTCTTTAGAGAAACCCCAGTCCACTCCGAAATACGGTCTTTCCCATGTTCTACGTGGTTCAAACTCATCTATCTCCCACTTGCCGCCTAAAACTAATGAATCAGTCCTTTGGTTGTACCCGCCTTCCCATACGTGAGCAAAAGTATCTGCATCTCTTTGCATATCTGAAAGCATCTCTAAATAAAGAGTTTTAGGTAAGAACGGATTCTTATCGTAGTTAACCATAACTGCCACCGAATCTTCGGGAGGATGCTCACCCCTAAAGAACTCGTCAACCGGGTCAGTGGGTTGATCGGGGTTCCATGAAAACCATATCTCCGAACCTTCCTTACGGATAGTAGGTCTAAGTAACTGTAATGAACGTTTCGACATAGTCTGTGCTTCTTCGCACCAAGCAACATCAAAACCTTCCAAAGACTTAATACTATCTGCGGTGTGGTCTTGCATACCTTGGAAGATTATCATACCGTGTCCAATCTTGGACGTTATCTCGGTCTGAGTTATTTTAAACATATCCTGTACGCCAAGGGCCCTTATTTTATCCTCGATAAGCTTCTTGGCTGACAGCTTCAATGATTTTTGTATCTCACGAATACACACACTGTTAGTATTAGGCTCCATAACGTGACGCTCTACTAACATCTCGGCGAAGAAGTGTGATTTACCTGAGTTATGATTAACTATACCGTCAGAAAGGTAGTTGTTATAGTAAGGAACATGTAAATCGTAATATATCCCTTTACTTTGAGACCTTATTTCCTTTATTACGACCTTTTTAAAAGTACCTTCGTCAAAACATATTACAGTTTTACCTCGACCCAACTCTCTTAACTTCAAATAACCGTCAGGTGTTAAAAACTTATGTTCATCAGTGACGATAATCCTTTTCTTATTGGTAAGTATAACTAACCAAAGCTGCGATTCTCTGTAAGATTTAGCAGGGGTTGCATATGAAGTTATTTTCTCACCTTTGAAATAACTATAGACCTCACCGCCTTTATAGTCCTTAACTTTAATCTGACCGCTTGGGGTATCAATAGGGGTATCTGGATGTACGCACCCCCTCCCTCCGTATGCACCCTTATAACGCATAGGATTAAGTAAAGGTAAAGCCCATCTGGGTGTCTGGATGTTTAGTTGTGTCATTATAGGTCATCCACGATTTTATCTAACTCCCTATCTGAAACATCTACCATATCGTTGTAATTCATATCTTCATGTAACTCTATAGCCGGCTTGTCGTCTGCATATTTCTCAGAAGGGGTTATATTTATAACTTCACGTACTATCTTACTTACAATAGGTTTATCAGGATCACCAACTAGTGATATCTCTTGTTTATCCGACCAACCGAACTGACGTAGAGCGAATATGTTAGCTGAACCCCCGTATTTCCGCAGGTCTAACTCATATGCGTTCTCTACCATAGTATACGCCCAATCCACCAAGTCCTCAAAACCTTTACGCTTTTTGTACGTCAATAAAGTAACCTTAGATACACCTAAATAAAGGGCTAACCCCGTTATAGTCCTTTCCTTCAAGGATGTTGACTTAAAGTAGTTATATATAACTGTAGCCATCTCCTCCGGTGTTTCATATCTTCTATATCTTATCATAAAACCTAGATAGATTTGAGTTTTACTTGTCAATATAATATTACAAAATTTTTCACTACTTGTAAATCTTTTAAAAAGTTCTTTACAAGATTGTCTATCGATTGTAAGTTCTAAGTTCTATTAATCTTTGGAGGAGAACTTACTATGACTAATTTTAAAAACTTAGAGCAAAAAATAATAAAATGGGCTGACGAAAAGGGTATACTTGACAAAGCTACACCCGAGTCGCAGTTCGAGAAAACGCAAGAGGAAGTTGATGAACTAAGGTTGGCGATTAAGAATAACGATATCGCTGAAGTTATAGATGGTATCGGTGACGTGACCGTAACCCTTATAATCCTTTGCCAAATGTACAAAATTGACTTTGAAGCATGTCTTCAAATCGTTTACGACGTTATAAGTAAACGTACAGGGAAAATGGTTAATGGTAAATTCGTTAAGGATAAGTAATGCACAGAATCAGACTACGTGGAAAAGAAATAGACTACATGCGGCAAGTGTTCAAAGTTAAAGTTGATGACCTTGGGCTAGTTGATGACAAGTGGACAGATTGGTTCAAAGGTAGACCTGGTGACGAGGGCGTAGACGCAAAAGGTAGAAATTGCAGGTTCGTAATTGAAAAATGGATTACATCGGAAGCCAAATACCCTCAACGTCCTGTGACTATAACCAAAAGATATGACGTTAAATTTTATCAAGGTAAAAAGGAGAAAGTGTGAAATGGGTGATGAACATAAAAATAACCAATAAACACATTAAGAATCCCATTAGGGTATTAGGCGGTGGGATATCGGCAACCTTCTCATCGCCTAATTAACATAGGAGAATAAATTATGTATTTAGCGATGAAAGAAATTAAAGTATTAGATCACGGCTTAGTCCGTTTAGTTGACTCTATGGGTAACGACCTATCTGTAGTTAGGGCCGCACGTAACTCGTATGACGCAGCGTGGAGAGCGGGTGACGACAAGTCGGGGGACGAGAAGCTACTTCGATACCTGTGGAAGAACCGACACACAACACCTTTTGAAGCTGCGACAGTATCTTTCGAGATAAAAGCACCGGTATTCGTGTTCAGACAGTGGCACCGTCATAGAACTCAATCCTACAATGAGATATCTGCACGTTATAAAGAACTTCCGGACCTATTCTACGTTCCGGATATAGATAAAATAGGCGTACAGTCTAAAGACAACAAACAAATGCGTGAATTCGGTGGACAGTTAACCGAGGAACAGGAAGAAAATCTGAGATACGAACAAGGTCTTTATAAAGCTAACTGTCAAGCGTGTTTCGAGAACTATCATGAACTGATTAGCAGAGGGTGGCCAAGAGAGCTAGCACGTGGAGGTTTACCGTTTGCAACTTACAGCAATATGTTCGCTACGATGAACCTACTTAACGCCTTAAAGTTCATAGAACTTCGTTCACACGAACACGCTCAGTATGAGATACGAGTTTACGCCGAAGCTATGTTGCACCTGTTGGAAGACCTCTTTCCTGTGATAATTAAAATATTTAGAGAAGGTCAATAGTGAAAACGTGTAGCAAGAGGGGTTGTAACAATAGCCATAACACAAAGTACAAAATGTGTGCGGAGTGTAGGGCGGATAACCGAGTGGAAAAAAGAATACATAGAAATTCAAGACTACATAAAATAGAAGAAGTCTGTATGATGCACCGTGACACCAAGGTGGCTGAGGAAATACTGAAAATAATAAGAAATTGAGGGGTTAGTAAGATGACTAAATACTATTATGATGACCCACTAATCGCAGCGTACATGTGTAGGGAGTTCGAAATAAGATTTACAGACCGTCACGGAGGGGAAATACAGCCTGATGGATATACTACGTTAGAGTTTGTTTATCCAGATAGAAAGCCGGAGGACTATTTAACGGGTAATCATTATATGTTAGATGATTTTTACATACACCCTGACAGCCTAGATATATTTAAGCCAAAAGTTGGGGATAGAAACTGTGATGGCTGGGAATTTTCAGGGGATGGTTGGAGAAAAGTAATAAGAATAAATGGTGTTATTCATGTCGCTCATTCTCAAAAACAACCAATAGAAAAACGCAACGGCAAGCAATTTTTCACACCGAAGGAGGGGTAGTAAGATGTTGGACAGATTACTAACAGGTGGTTGGAACACCTCGACACCCCCTGAAGCGGTGCTATTAGAAGCTATAACCGACGACGGGGAACTAGAGCTTAGATACGTATCTATAAAACTTGGGAGAAGTGTCCCGATTTACATCCTTGATGACGATTCACTCACATACTACCCGCCGGAAAAAGTTAAAAAGTGGAGAATAAAGGAATAGTAAAGAATTACTGTTTACTAAATTTTATTTAAAAAATTTTGGTAAAGAATTGCTGTTTATCTTTTACAGGTTGAGACTTTTCGCCCTGACTTGGGGACGGCGACCTGTGTGTAATGTTTTTGCTCCAAAATTTTAAATATTGTCACGTTTTCGTTACTTTGATATTTTCCCGTACGGCATACGTTACATACTATGGCATATATACCACATATATATGATGTATTAATATCACACTACATGCATGTGATATACTGCATAGTTGCGGATGTGGTTCTATATAAGGATCCACATCCGCGTGATAAGCCATTGAAATATAATAATTACCATAGGGTTATAATTAAAATATACCCCCAAATATACCCCCACATTTAAAAGTAATTAGGGTGTTGCTGCGGTGTAGGTATTAAATTATAGGCGTGTAGGCGTGTAGGCGTGTAGGCGTGTAGGCGTGTAGGCGTGTAGGCGTGTAGGCGTGTAGGCGTGTAGGCGTGTAGGCGTGTAGG